TAATTCAGCAAACTTCTGCATGATTTGCTCATATATTCCCGGAAGACAAATAGCTTGCAAACTTCTTGGCTTTGCTGACTCAGTAATACTAATCATTAATTTATTAGTATAAAACACAGCCCCATCAGACTTTACACAACCAACACCAACGGATATTATACCTTTAGGTACAATTGGTAAATAACAAGTATTATCATCATTTAATATAATAGGTTGACCTGTAAAATAAGCTGTCCTTTCGCCTTCATTCCACTCATCTGTTGTAAATTCAAAGTGTACATTTATATATTTATAACTATCCGCTATAATAACAGGTTGTGGATTTACAGGTTCTATAATTGTGTTTTTTACAGTGAAATACAAATCCATATTTTTTCCCTCCTCTCAATTAAATTAATTTAATACAAATAAAATCCAAAAAAGTCCCAAAATAAAAAACACATCTAAACTGTGTTTAATATAATATATTATTCAGATTCAAACTTATTTTTTAAAGGTTCAACAGCCTCCCAATTGCCATTATTATATTTTTTTCCAAGCAAATTTGTATCCATAGTATCAATTATTATCATATTGTCCGCAACGACTTCACTGGATAAATTACTAACACCAACACAAATATTTTCTTCATTTATTTGAGCATAATAAAACATTTTATCCCTCCAATTAATAAAATTCGATTATTTGCCACGAATATGGTTTATTATAATCAACAGTAAAATTTGTAGCAGTTAATGTTTTCAAAGCAGACCAACCATTGTATGCCCAGCCATATGCATAATAATTACCGTCTTGACCACCACTATAATCCGTAGTGTTATAAGTTGTATAAGATGTTGGATTTAACAAAACAATACATTTATCCGGATTTACATTTGAGATTGTAACCTTTGAGCTTTCTGTATAACCTCTTTGTATACTTTTTATTAATTTAACATAACCACCAGTCATAATTTGGTCTAGTGGTTTAAAATTTGGTTTTCCCAACGTACTATTAACCGACTGCATTATACCTGCTAAAAATTCGCTTAAATCCATAAATCAACCTACCTCCTCTGATACAGTTGTTATACTTCCATCAGTATTAACTATTGTTGTCTTTCTTATTTTTGAGCCGGAAGGACCTGTAAACTCAGATGTTATAACATTTTCAGAAACAGTAACTCTATTTACTCCGCCTTCCTCTGTGGTGGTTATATATACTCCATTTTCATATATTGTATTAGAGGACATAAAGCCTTGCATTGCCATTAATGTTTTACGATTTATAGGTGTACCTTCTTTAATAGGAGTATCATCTCTTGTAATTAAAAATTTACCATCAGGCTGTTCCTCTATTTGAAACATATTAGGATTTTCTGGAACTCTGTTTTCTATCTCAATCACAACACAACCCCCTCTCCTGCACTGAATGTGCCTGCATATATGTATTCTTTTTTCATATTAGCTATAAAAAATTCTATGTCCTGCAAAACCTTTTCTATATAATTAGCACCCATATAATCCAAATCATCAATACTTGTAGGCACATATTTTGAACTAGGAACTTTACAAAACTGATTTATACACTCTCTTATATTTCCTATATATCTATTCATTTGACTTTTATTTGAAAAATCTTTCATAGTCCAGTCTGTTTTCGTTTCAAGGGTAATGTAATAGCCACAATCATTTAGTAACGAAGCTATATATTCAACAGCTTTTTCAACTCTATTCAAATCATTATAGTTATAATATGTATCGTCATTTCCTCTGTCTGTAATCAAATCACTGAGCACCTACAACCACCGCCTTTGTAACAAATCCTCCTGTTAGATTTGTCTCCAATCTTTCTATAACAGTATCTTTAAAATTTCCCTTTTCAACTTCAATACTAGCTCTGGCTCCCACTGTTTCATTTTCAACTACAAATGAAATATTTTGCTCAATACGATTTTGATAATAATTAAAAAACCTTTCTGCAACATTAAAGCTATTTGTAGAGGTCACAAGAGTTGCACTTTGAACCTCAATAATATTTTCCTTTTCTCCAGCAGGTAAATTTTCAATTTTTTTAGTTATTATTTTAGTATTATCATCATAATTTTTACCTCTTAAAATAACATTACCTTTTTCAGAAACCGAAATAATACAGTAATTAGCACTTTTTTCTACAATATTACCTCCTGTAACAGTCAAGTCAGCTGAAGGAGAAGAGAAGGATATAATGTTATCTCCTACATCTAATTCACCATTAAACAATTCTTTCACATCAGAACTTAAAATATAATTATGCTCCGTAACACTTACGCCAGTTACATAGGTTTTTAATTTAACTTTCGTACCTATAAACTTTCTATTCATATCTATGACAACAGGGTTCATATTTTTAATATCAGGCTGTTGTCTTATAGCTATTGCTCCACTTCGACTTGTATCAACATATCCCCCTATGGCAAAAGCAACCTGCTGCAAAGCCTCTCTGTGTGTACATTTTGGTATCCAACCACTTAACTGAATATCCTTTAAACTGTTGTCTAAAGAATATCCAAAGCCTGCATCATTCATGATAATTTCAATCAAATCTTTAGCCGAAATATCAAAATATATATCTCCCTTAAAATACGTACCGTCCATTACACCTATTCCATCCACAGTTTTAATACTCATAAGTCTATTTCCTTGACTCTCCCACTTATCAAGATAAAATGTACCTAAATTTTTGATATTTCCATTTATACTACCATCAACACTTATCTGCTGTTTTTTCTGTAATAAATCATAAACACCTTTAGGGTTAAAAATATTAAAATCATCACTATCAGAATATACAGTAAAATCAAATGTATTTATACTTAACTGGGTAGATGTCAAATCTATCTCCTCAAGTAATTTAGCATCTTTAATGTCGATACTATCAAAGGTTTTTACAACCCCGTGCATAATATTTTGTATTTTTAAATATCTATATCCTCTGTTCATTGAATTAAATGTAATTATAATTTTGTTATAGTTTTCGACCTTATTTATACAGCTAAAACGCCAATTATCAGGATTAAAATTTTGTTCCGATAAAATATTTGTGTCCTTATACCATTTTATATTTAGATTATTACAGTAATCATTTCCATATGGATTAAACTCAAATGTCAGACCTATACTACTATGATTTTCTTTATAGTTTAAAACAAGAACTGGTGGTACTTCAAAAGCTCCATTTTCCAATGTCATGCTTTTACTCCAAACACCCCAAGTTATATCCTCTGGATTATCGGGAAATGTTTTAAATGTCCCATCAAGTTTCCAGTAATCTTTCTCCAATGTACAAACCTTAGGTGCAAAAACACCCTCAAGAGCTAAATCTTGAGGGTTTATAAAATCTTGCTTATCATCAATTTCTGCTGTTGTGTCCTCTTTTGCTGATACATCTACAAGACCAAAGGCTACTGATATCGAACTACTCAAATTACATCACTCCCAACAGGCGACTTTGCTATAAAGTTTACAGTCAAGTTTTTCCAATAATTAGTTTTACCACAACATTTTCTAAGCTCATCAGATATAGAGGCGAAATATGCTGTAAAAGTATACTCTCCTTCTTCGTCAGGCACAGTCACTTCATGAAATTCTTTCTTTTCGGTAAGTTTTTTCCACAGCCTACCATATTCATAAACATCAAGAGTTGAGCCTATTTGAAGCTGATAATTAAAATATACTCCTATAAGCTCTCTATAAAGGTCGCCACTTTCCACTCTTGTTGCGAATTTATCTAAAAAATCAGCTGTTCTTTTAATATTTATAACAGGAACATTATAAATCTCCCCATCAATTTTAATCATCAATAACACCTCCCGTTATAAGGCTTTTTCCACGTCTTCTGCTTATCCTCTGCACATTTCTATAAATAACCTCTCCGTCTAAATATACAGGCATATCAACCGTAAAATCACTTCCAACCCCCATAAAACCTTCCATTTCCTCTCTCATAATCTGACGTATAAGACTTTCAGGTGTTTCAATATTTCTTCCTGATTTTTGGTCACCCAGAATAGCTAAAAATTCTTGGTTTGGTGGTATAACAGCTCCCTCAGCAAGCATAGGAACGGCAGCTAATGCAGGTAAAAGAGAACCTCCTGAAGCTATAACAGCAGCAGTAACTGCAACAGCTCCCGTTATAGCAGCAGCTGTTATAATTGCTGTTTTATGCTCACTCCAAACATTTTCGGCTTTTTCGCCAGTAGCCTCTATAAAACTTACAAAACTTTCCCAGGCAGATTTTAAACCACTGACAAATGTATCTCTAACTCCAACAGCCGCTTCATAAACAGTATTAACAACACCAGTTCCCCATATAACAAAATTAGAGGCTGTTGAATTAACCCAATTTACAACGGTCTCATCAATTCCTTCCAAGGCAATTCCCATATTCGACATAATATTTGAACAGGTCTCATATACAGATGTAGTTACAGAGGCTTTCATTTGTTCCATATCATTAACCACAGCTATATATAAATTTTCAAAATATCCTGAAATATTTTCTTTTGTTGTAGAAACATTAGTTGATATATTTCCTAAAGCTGCACTTATAGCTGTGTCAGCACCATTTATCGCTTCGGTTATAACCTTAGCTGCATTTTGGAAACTTAATTCCATAGCTATTAAATTATTTTGCAACCCTGTGTTTAACAAACCTAAAGTTGTTAATACCAATAAACTCTCAGCAGCAAGAGAATTATTAAGTCCCCAATCTGGGTTATATATTGGGATTGGTATAGGTGGAAAAATTGGTGTTTCTACCTTTGGCACCTCTAGTCCCCAATCTGGGTTATATATTGGGATTGGTATAGGTGGAAAAATTGGAGCTTCTACCTTTGGCACCTCTAGTCCCCAGTTTGGGTTATATATAGGGATTGGTATAGGTGGAAAAATTGGAGCTTCTACCTTTGGCACCTCTAGTCCCCAGTTTGGGTTATATATAAGACTTGGTATAGGCTGAAAAACAGGGTCTAAAATTATAGGCAAATCCAATCCCCAATTAGGATTATAAATAGGGTCAGGCAAAGGGGCAAATATTGGCTGTGGCACAAACACAGGAACAGTTTCAAACTCTTTAATTTTATCTTTTAATCCTATTAAAAAATTATCAAACTTATAATCTATTTCATCTAAATCTGTGTCAATATCATCAAAACCAAAATCTAAGTCAAAATCATTACCGTCATAATCAAAATTGCCACTACCGTTACCACCAGAAGAACCTAAATCCCGCTGTAAAACGTCTAATTGGTCAAACTGTGCAAGAGCACTTTTTGCCGCTTTTGCAGCAGAATTAATTCCGTCAGCTAAATTATTTTCATTTTCAGCAGCACTTCCGGCAGAGTTTGATAAATCCTTTATGGATTGACCTAGTTTGTCAGTATCATCATTTGGGTTTTTACCTGTAATAATAGAGAAAATATACCCTATTCCCTCAGCTATCAATATAAGTATTTCTAATATTCTGTTTAAAAACTTTACAAAAGGCAATAAAACTTCTATAAGTCCGCTTCCCACAATTGATAAAAACTCTTTCCAACGCTCTGATAATATTCTTGTCTGATTTGCCCAACTGTCAGAAGTTTTAGCAAAATCACCCTCTGCAAGTGCTGTCTGCTCCATTACATAGGCATATCTTAGTTGAATTTGTTCAGCCTGCGTCATAGCGGATATTTTTTTGTTTATACCTTGTGTGTAAGCAAACTGTTGAAGATTTGCCTGTGTCATAACAACGCCTATTTCCTTTAAACTTTCTGTCTCTCCTGTCCATATAGATTTAAGCATTGTGTCGACTTCTTCAAAAGATTTGTTATAAAAAGAGGCTATATCTCCAATTCTTTTTGTAGCACCTAAAGCCATGTCAGCAGCTTCCTCTAAAGCCATGCCTGAGCCACGGCCCATTGCCATGTATGTAGATGAAAATTGTTTAGCCGCCAATTTGCTCATACCCAATGTTTCAATAGATGTCTTTGCAAATTCTTCACATTTATAAGACATACTTCCAAAAGCTGTTTCAACAACATTTTGAACCTCTTGCATATCAGATGCCAAAGAAACAGCTTCTTTTCCAAACTCAATAATTTTATCTACAACAAAAGCTGCACTTAATGCAATTCCGACAGCAGAGGCAGCACTTATTATTGCCGAAAAACCTCTTGAAACAGCAGATACACCTGTGTTGAAACCTGATGTATCTACCCTTGTATCAATTCTTATACTACCGTCATACTGTGCCATTTATACCTCCTTTCTTTTTCTGCATCAAAAAAGCACCCACAAAAGTGAGTGCTTTATAAAAAATATTAAATTGTAAAATAATCTACTCTCTGTATTTAGCCTCAAGTTTAGGTATTAATACTTTAGTATTTGTCACAGCTGTTTTCATCTCTGTTAATCCAGCAAATTCCCCATAAAATCCAACTGTATCACCTTTTATTATTCTAGACTCTCCCTTTGCCAAATTATAATGGACATACCATTCATTTCCGTTGTCATTTCCAACGTAACCATATTCAGTAACAACTCCACCTATAATTTCCTGTGTGACATATAAATTTACATATATAACCTTACCTACATATTTGTCAGGATTTCTTATTAAATCATCATAGGAAATAGACTCATAGGAATTGATATACTCCTCTTTAGTCATATTTACTGTTTTACTATTTGTTCCACTAACAGCAGTAAAACCAAATCCAATAAATGAAACTACTATCATAATCAAAGAAATCAAAAAAGTTTTTGAATATATACCATTTTTAACTCCTCTGATTTTACAAAGCAATATAAATATTAAGTTTCCAAAAGCACAAAAAGCAGAAGCAAAAACTAATCCGAAAAATAGTGATGCCAAACTTTTTCCAGATAAAAGAAATAAAGATATCCAAAAGAAAGCACTTAATATAAAAATTGTAATACTGGATTTGCTTATATAGGATTTTTTATTAGTTATATTTTTCTTGTTTTTAGAGCTATTATCATTATTATCAAAAGGATAAAGCTCTGGTGAACCGTAAGCCCCCATAATATCCCCCCCTTATATGATATTATAAAAATATAGTATCATATAGAAGTGTATATTTCAATTATTATCCATTTAAGGCTTTCATAAACATATCATACTTATATTTTTCAACCTCTGTAAGTTCTTCAGGAATTTCATATATATATCTATATTTATTATACAACTTTAATTCCTCTTTTGATAATTTACCGTTAGCATATCTCAATCTAAAAGACATAATCCTACTCATTTGACAATCTTCAGGCATATCCATAAAAGCCATAAAAAACTCCCACCAATGTATAAATTCACCTCGTCCAAGTTTACCATTTAAAACTTTATTAACAGCAGAAAATATATATTTACTATCATGAACAAAAGAATACACTCTAACACCATTTGTATTACTTTCTATAGATGCTTCACCACAATTTAAAAATTTTACACCTTGTTCCAAAGCCTTTATATAATCTTTAGGTATTTCTTTGTATAAGAGGTTTAAGAGTATTATATTTTTTTCACTTTGAGTAAGTTCTTTATCTTCCATAGCTAAAATAATTTTAATCCCTGTTTTATAATCACAATTTATGTCATAAACATTATTATCAATCTTTATTTTTGTCGGGTATCCTTTAATAAACAAATCAATCATTTCATAACACCGGTTTCTTCATCATCAGACATATATTTTGATAATTTTTCAGTTCTGTTTTTATTTATATATGGAGCTATACCATATAAAAAATCCTCAAACATTTTCTGATTTAATGAATCTCCAAAAATTTTATTTATTATTTCCTCTCCGAAAACTATACCAAACTGCTCTTTTATTTCTCTACACATTTTTGCGAGCAATTTTATGCCTTCACGAGTTTTAACTTCTTTTGATTCATCAGAATTATCAATATTCTGTGCTTCTGTTATATAATTATTTTGCTTTTTATTTAAAAAATCAACTAAACTATAATATCTCTCTATAAAACCAACATCATCAGGATCAAAAGATATAATCATATTTTCATCACCATTAACTTTTAATCTAACTTTTGTATCTCTTATTTTTATATTATTCATATCATGCATCGCCCTTTTCAGTAAAACTCTTTGTACTTGGATTGAAAGTTCCTATAATAGGGTCACCTATAAAATTAATTGTAAAATTAATCACAGCTGAACTTCCACCATCTCCTCCAAAGTCATCAATTTGTATGGAGCAAATATTTTTCTCTGCCGGATATGCTCCTGTTTCTTCAGTCTCATATAAATAAACAATACATACCTCTGTTCTGGCATCACCTAAAACAGCTCTTTTCTTTCTCAAGCCATCTACAAAATCAAATACAGGATCGCCTTTATAAGCTGTCATTGGTACTGCTGATGTAGGTTTGTAGCTTTCAACATCAGTTGTACCACTATCCTGATGTATATACGTTTCATCACTTTTTTGTGGATTATAACTTATAGTCATACTTGTAACACCATTTCCCACAAGAGACCAAGTTGCCTCTGAGCTTCCTCCTGTATTTAAAAATGTTGCAACTTTACTTCTTTTTATTTTAGTTGCCTCAGCCATTTAATCTCCTCCTCTTTGTTAATTTCAATTGTATTTGTATCTGATATGTTCCACGACCATCATCATCAACATCAAAAAGCATAACATTTGATGCCGATATATTTTCCACATAATATCCTACAATATCTGGATAAATTTCTTTATCATTATTATCTTCAAGCCATTCAAAAAAATCATCTAAAAAGTCATAATTATCCTGACGATCTTTTTCACTTATAGTGTATTCCCTAGCATAGAAAACATAATTATTTATATATGTTCTATTGCCACAAATATCTTCAAGAGTTTTACTATTTCCAGAAGGTGCAACAGCCACAGTTCCAGGAGTACTGTCTGTACCGTCAGTCATAATAGGTCTAAGTTCCATTTTTTCAAATTGCTTTAAGTAATCTTGAATAGCTTTAATAATATTCATACCAAACCTCCCATAACTCTTCTCGCACCTGATATTATTTTATCTTTATGGTCCGATTTCATTCTTTCAAACCACATTTTTCCTCTTTTAGGTGCTCCATTAAAACTTAGATGTTTTTCAGTCAATATTTTTCTTTCTCCAAGTTTTGCCCAAGAAGAACCTGTTGTAGGGCTTACCATTAAAACCCCATAGTATAAATATTTTGCATAAGGCATATTCCAAATAACTTCACCTTTTCCTATAACAGTTCCCAAAATAGCACTTCTTTTTAACATACCTGTATAAAAAGGTGTATATGGATCACAAAGTCTTATAACTTCACTGTCAACAAATCTTTGTACTCTCTCATATCTTCTCTCCCAGTTCGATTGGAAATTAGGGTTCCACTGTAAAATTGCAGTACAATTATCATTTGTTACAAAACGTTCAAATGGTACATTTATTCTCACTATCTACCACCAACCTTATAATGCTTTAACTCTCCAAAATCAAAAACATCTACTGTTGTAACAACCCTTACAGAGCCTAAAGAATACAACTCAGAAGGTTTATTTTTTATCTCATAATCAAATATGCCTTTTAAAACAATATCCTTTTTAAGAGGCTTAAAATCCCTTGAAAAAGGTATATATAACTCTAAAGTATTACTATCTTTTAAACCACTTTTTGATATATTTATGCCCTCTACATCTTGCCACAACACCCCATAAACATAATATTTTTTCCAAACTCCTTCTTCTTCTCTGTAAACTGTACAATTATGAGGGAACATATTAATCAACTCCTCTATACAACAAAGGTACAGCATTATCATCACATATTCCTGATAAATAAGACTGTACCAGTTGTTTTTTTATTGAATTAATACTTTGTAAATTTGTCTTAACATATGTCTTTGACCAACTTCCTACACTCTCACTTGAAACTTTTTCTTTTGAACAATCATTTACATAATTTATTTCTATAAGTTCAAATACAAGCATTTTAACAGCTTTAGGTACATCTAGCATGCCTCTTATTCTGTTAAAAGTTTCTCTGTCAATTTCTTTTTCAGACATAAACAGATAGCGGTTAAAGACGGTTTCATCAACGATTGAACCACCTAAAGTAATATATTCAAAATATGTAATATAATACACAAAACCACCTCCTCTGTTTATTCTAATGAGTTTAATCTCTCAATCTCTTTTTTTAAATTTTCATTTTCAGTCTTTAGATTTTTATTATCTTCTCTCAATTTTTTTATTGTCTTATTTTCATTTAATGTTTTTTTATTTTCAACACCCATTCCAACAGTTTTTGCCATAAAATAACCTCCTATTTTATACTCACTCTTTGTAGTGAAGATATATTCCTGCTGATTTATTTTCGTAAACATCAGCTAAACCATAAGCACGATAGAAGAAAAGCCAACCGTCACTATCCTGATTTAATTCTGGAGAAATAACTTTATTTACTGTATGTTTTGAATACTGTAAAACACATGGTTTATGAATCACCATAAAATTAATATCTTTTCCAAGGTCAGCTTTTTTAAATCCTCCTGCAAGTTCATCATCTGTTGTTCCATCTAAGAGGTCAATAGCTGTGTAAAAACGTGACTGTGGTACTTTTACAATCTGACTAAAACTATTAAGTACTTCTTTTGACTTAGTTGTATCTACATTGTAAACAGCATTATAATGAGTAGGTGTAATAAATAAAATTCTATTTTCCTGTGGCACTTCATCTTCATCCATTTTATTCTGTGCAGAAATAAGAGCTGTTAAAACACTTGCTCCATCAGAAAGCGTTGCCCCTGCTGAAATTTTTGAAATTCCATCTGATCCTGCATACATAGCAAAACGAAAAGCATCCATTTCCGGAATTACTTTTGTTCTTATAAATTCACCTGATAATCTACCAAAAGCTATACCGGCTGTTTCCTCATTATCCATATTATCAACTGAAAATTTACGCCCTCTATCATAATTAAATTTTACGGTCTCATTTGTAAGACTTACATTACCAGAAACATATCCTCCATTCCTAGAATAATCTGCAAGACCATCCATAGATAATTTAGGAATTATAATCTCATTAGCATTAGCTCCCATTCTAACAAGAGTATTGTCTCCATCTAAAATTCCTGTAAGTGATGAAACTTTATAAACCTCATCTAAAAGGTCAATATATTTTTTAAATAAAGTAATTGAATTTGCCATAATATTTTTTCTCCTCTCTTATTATTTTATTGGTGGTAATCCCATTACAGCTCTAGCTTGATTATCTGTAACAGTTGATGTTTTTATATCTCCCATTCCACTCATATCGGAAGGTGAATTGGGATTTTTATAATAATTTTTATCTTTTGTCAACTCATCAAAAATATCTTTATCACCTTTTCCCTTATTGACTTTATCACTTATAGCCTTTTTAAACTCATAATAAACGGCTTTTTCTGTTAGTTCATCACGCCATTTGTTTTCTCCTACAATTTTCTCAAAACGTGATTTATAATCAGCTTCAATTTCAGCTTCTTTTTTCTTCCTTTCATTTTCAGCTTTTTCATCGGCTATTCTTTTCTCAAGCTCCTGAAATTTAACTTTGAAATTTTCTTCACTTTCAATATCTTTTTTTAATTCAGAAATAGTTTTTTCATAGTCTGTAATAGTTTCTTGAGCTTTATCTAAATTAGATTTTATATTATCAAAATCACCTTTAGCCCTTCCTATATCCTTTGTATTTATATCAAGTATATTTTTAAGCTGTTCATTTGTGGCTTCCGGAAAAATATTTTTGATTTCTTCTCTTGTCATTTAAAGTCTCTCCCTTCGATTTTCAGTTTGTTATCACAGTTCTTTCTGCTCACCTTGATAGTTTTTCGGGGTTCCGCCCAAATTTCAAAAAATTACATAAAAAAAGAGCCTGTTTAACGTCTGTACTCAAAGACACCTTTTTATTAATCAAAATACTCCTCTAAACTACTTCCCCTTTCTCGTAATATTCCATCGCATATCATTGTTACCATTTCACTATAACCAAGAGGAACAAAATATTTTCTGTCCTCACTGTCAGGATTTTCTTTTAAAAATGTTATAATATCTTTCATTATTTGTAGCCATTCATCATCTGTATTGTCTTTTCTTTTTATCCTTTCAACAATTTCTAATGCAGTCATACAACTTATCACCCTCTTAAACTTTCAAGTAATTCATTCAACTCCATAGATTCCTCTATTGTTCCATCTAAATATATTTTATCATTTATTTTATTTTCAATCCAATCTAATCTTTTATCTACATCAATATTTATAAGATAAACAGCAAAGTCTGTATCATTATCGAAAATTTTCAACAACTTATTTAATTTTCGAAGTGAATTAACATAGTCATCATATTGAGATGAAATTATTTCTATATTTTCTTTATTACTTATCTCTTGACATAAAAATTGAATAGTAGCCTCTTCAATAATTCCATATTTAATATATGTTTCTCTATCAAAATAGCTAATGGAACGAGCATGAAGCTGTTCATGAAGTATTATATGAGGAGATGTTTCTGACATTGTCCTTATATCACAGTTCCATAGTTTTCCATATTGTAATTTATCATTATTATCAACAATAATTTTGCCACTCCATCTACTTTCTTTTTCAACATATTTATCAATTATTTTATTTGTTTCTTTTGCAATTTCTTCAATCTCATTTTTAGAAAATATTCTAATATTTTCATTTACAATAGTTTTTACTTTAGGAATATTATTTATTTTTTTAATATTACTAACAATAATTTTTGACCTATCTACTCTCATGGGCAAACCGGCTTTTTTACTGACATCAATATATTTATTAGTCAAAATTCTTATCTTTTCTGTTACTCTTTTTTGGAGTTCATTATCTTTAACAGTTTTATAAAGTTCTCTTTCCTCCCTAGCATATCTTATTTTTTTTTCTAATTTTCTTTGTATTTGAGTACATTCATATCTTGTATATTTTGAACCATCAATATAAATAATTTCATTGGAATATCTTTCCATACTCTTTAACTCAGACTCAGAGTTTGCCGGAATACTTACACCCATTATAATTGGATATGCAAAATGGCGACAGTTCCACTCCCCAATAGGTCTTTTAAGAGTTGATTGTATATAATCAAATTCTTCATTTGTATATTGTTTACCCTGATATGGTAAATGGTCAGGAGCAGAGGGACTGTGGGCAGATATTTCAACCCCATTAGCTCCAAAATCAATTCCGTTTTGTTTAGCTATATTTTGAGTAATATATCCTACACCATCAATTATATTTTGTCTCACAGCACTATCTATTCTTCTTGTATATCCACTTTCATATTTTAATCTCAAACCACTTCCACCTAAATCCTTCACAGATTGACGTATAACCTTATTATAATCATCAACACCTGTTGCAACAGCTGTAATAGCTTTATCTATTGTGTCATTATAAAAAGAGCATATATCTTTAAATCCATTATATGTTTTTATGCCTATTGCTGTTGTCCTACTTATATTTTTAAAAGTATTATTTGTTAAAGCCATTCCACTTTTAATTATATTTTGTAGTAGTATATTCTCATTAAATGGTATCTGATTAATTTCTTTAGCATCATAAAAAGGTTTTGACCAGTCATATTCCTCTTTTGCTACATTTTCATATATTTTTTTAATATCCTCAATACTTTTACCTGAAACTTCTGATAATTGTTTTGTTATTTTATTCAAATTATAACTGTAAGTATACATTTGTTGAAGTTTTTTAGCTTGAGAGGGGGTAAGTTCTCCTATTTCATTTAAAATAGTGCCTATTTCAATTAAAATACGTCTGTTAATCTTACTGAAACGATTTTCAAAAACATCAGCAATGCTGTCTATTTTATCATTGTCAATCATAGAACCACCGCCTTAAGCTCTCAAAAGCTCTGTTGCCTCATCTTTTGAAATTCCTATTGATGTAGCTATTATATTTATAGCTTGGCCCTCTGTAAGAGTTCCTTGTTTATACTGCATAACAATATTTATAAGAGATTGAGTTTGAGCACCATTTAAAGATTTAGCCACAGTATCTTCTATATTATCTTCTATATCATTTTTTTGTTTTGAAGAAATACTATATTCTTCATCTGTGCCTAAAATATCATCAAGAGATGGCTCACTTTTTTTAATATCATCAATTTTTGATTGTGCCTCATCAATACTTTCATTAGGATTAAGCCATTGTCTAACCTCAGCCTTACTCTTAATTCCCATAGCCTGTGCATCTTTAAGCTGTGCCCAACTTTCTGAACTACTTTCTATTAATGAATAGGACCAATCAAAATTTAAATTATATTCACCTTGAGAAGCAAGTTCATAGTAATTTATCAAAATATCACAAGAATATATATAATCTTTTATACCTTTTTCAATTTCTTTTCTTATGTCAGTTATTAATGCATATGTATCATATAATCCGGCTTTAATTTCTGTTGCTGTTGCTCCTCTTGTTTCAGGAGATGTCAAAATTCCTTTGCTTGTTCCCACTGATTTTTCAAACAAGTCAAAAAGATTTAAAAGTCTGTTATAATAACTGCTATCTCTTATTTCAGGACTAAACTCCTCAAGCATTGAGTTTGTACCCTCTGTATTTCCCGCAATAAAAGCCTTACTAGGAAGTATCATTTTTCCTGTATATGGATCTTTTTTAAAAAGTCTTTCATTGGCAAATACTCTTACTTGCTTTAGTTGGAACTCATCTTTAATATCTTTTAAACAGTCATATATTTCATTTATAATACTGTCGCACCCAAAAGTTATAGGTACACCATAAAAGTCATTTGAAACCCTATTATCTATAGGAGATTTTATAAAGGCAAAAAGAACTCTATCAACACCATTTATTGCTCTATCTTCAATGCCTTTCCACTGTTCAACCTCTCTTATGCTTCCTGTTTCATTTGTAGTTTTATTTGTAATATATACAATATTATCTACAACATCATAATTAACCCATCTATAATAAATTTTATCATTTATGTTTATGCTGTCTGCAAGTACAGTAGCAGATTTAATAATTTCACCTTGTTTTTTATTTATTATTATTCTATCCTGTGAAACTATATCAAACAGTAATCTTCCACCATTAACATAGGGTACAATAACACACCCTCCTGTACCTAAAGCCATTCCGGTTATTTTTTTAATTTTATCCCAAACATTACTTATACATAAATTCAAAAATTCGGCTCTATCATTGTCTCCAACAACACTTACAGAGCTTTCTGTTACAGAAAGAGTAGTCAATTTATTTGAAAATATAGAGGTAAAATTTATATTTTTAATATCTTCATACCTTGATGTATAGCAGGAATTTATTTGTATTTGTTTATCGGTTGTAGTAGAGGCAGTTTTACCAAATAATCTTAATATAAAGTCCCACAAAGTTTTAAACACAGTTATATCACCTCCCTATAAGTTTATAAATATTATATTCAAAACTATACTCATCAGCATCCAATATATCTATATCACTACTTCCATCATCAAGACGTTTATCATCCAAACTTTTATCATCCCACACAGCTGTTTTTAATCCATTTATAAGGTCATTACATTCATTTTCAACAATATGGTATCTACCACTTCCCATAAGAAGACATGTACAGCGTATACGGTCATTTATAGGTTTTTTGATACTATTATATATAGGATAATTTGTATGTTGTCTATAACTGTTAATCATAGTTTGTTCTGCACTATCACAGTAAATACCATCAGGATAACCATAATCTCTTATAATACCCTCTACAAAATTTATAAACTCTATTTCCAACTCGTTAAAACTCATTCCTGTAGCCTTTATACTTTTTGCTCTAAGTTTATACATATGATTATCAAAAGAAATACCTGTGGCAACAAAAGCGTGATTTGATTTATTACCGCCAAAGTCATGACCTATATTTATACTATCAAATCTTTTTGGGATTTTAGATTTAGATATAATAAAACTTTCAGTATTATCAGCAAATATTTTATATATAAGCCCTTCAGCTAATGCCCATTTACCTAATATATATCTGTCGTATAACACCGTTCCAAAGTATTCTTTCTTTAAATTATTTATAAAACTCTTTGGAAGAAAAATATTGTCATCAAGAGTATATTCCTGTAAATATATATCAGCATCACTTTTTAAAAATTTATAAAACCAATGATTTGGATTATCAGGGTTGCACGTTCCATCAAACTTACTGTACTCTTTATCTAGTCTTGATTTAAGCATATTAAAAACATCCTCGTGCCATGTAACAACCTCATCACCATAACAATATTTTATAGAACTACCTCTTATCCTATCCACTTGGTTTATTTTATCTGCTCCCAAACAATAGCATTTTTCACCAAACAAAAAAGCTGTATTATCAGAATGTATGTCAGATACTAAAAAAGTACCATATATATTTTGTAGAGGCTCAATAATATTTCTTTGGAGTGTACCTTTTGTATTTCCCATTATAACGACAAGTCCTTCTTTTCCAGAAACTTCTCTTATTCTTTTAGGTATAATATAGTAATCTAAATATGTTTTTCCGGAACGTGTAGCACCTGATTTTATATTCCAACGTTTATTAGCATTATTCCAAAATTCTTTCTGTTTACTGCTTAGCTGCATTGTTAATTCCCTCCAGGATATTATCAAGTCTTTCAATGACCTCTTTCTCTGAATTGTCTTTAGGCTTATCTGACCAACCTTTAAAATTATTTATCAAACTAAATTTAGCACCTTGTACACCTTCACGGTCAAAAAGTCTTTGTTCTACATATTCCTCTATATATGTTTTTGCTCGCGTAATCGTGTCATTAAACTCTCTTTTTCCCTGATAGTTTAATAATCCTTGACGACTATTAAACCCCAGTGCTAAAGCTAATCCTGTTACAGTTGGGGGTTTAGGAAATTTTTTATATACTATATCACCTTTCTCTGTCATAACAGGCTTTCCTTGCTCATCTAAATAAGGAATTCCATTACATTCATCAAAATACTTATCTATTAAAATTTGTATTTCCTCTCTGTTTTTATATTTAGGCGGTCTACCGCCTCTATTATTTGACATCTACCGCCACCTCTCTTCTTTATAGTAAATCAAAATAAAAAAGAACAGAGATTTTAAATTCCCTGTTCCCTAATTCTTTACAATAACTATTATATTACATTTAAAATATATTTTTTCCCATTTTTGTTCCATTTTGTTGCGTTTTTTTCCCACTTTTGTTCCAAATTGTTCCGTAAACGTTCCATTTTGTTGCACGTTTTTTTTAAATATTATAGTTATCACATAAAAGAAGTATATCTTTTGTGATAACCTCAACTTTTCTACTTACTGAAGACTTTGACATATTAATATTTAAAGCAGTTGCAGTTATACTCATACCTTTTTTAAATACCATTTCAATTATTGTTTTGGCTTCACTTGATAGCATACCAATATAACAATCAAACCTTTCAGTATTTGTTTCAAGTTCATATATAAGTTTTTTGGTTAAATATATTTCATTTAATATTTTTACTTTTTCTTTTTCATATGCCCTGTATATGTTTTCAATTTCATTTTCAATAGGACTTGAAGGACTTCCACCTTTTACATAAATACTATCATAATTTACAGCTTTTAAATCTGTATTTAAAGAGGCGGTAAATATAGGATTATTAATTTCTTTTTCTATATCAAAAAGTTTTTTGTTAAGTCCTTCAAGTCGTATGTAGTTTAAATTTAAGGCTTTTTTATCTTTGTAATACTTATTAATTCTTTCTTTTATAGATTTATAATCTTTATTGTTCAAATAAAATCCGCCCCCTGTTATTAATTAAATATGGTATAATAAATATGTTCATTCTATGGGGGCGGTAGCTCCCTTTTACTTTTTAAATCTCATTAATATGTAATGTGAAATATATCATTTTTTTATTCCTCCATTAATTCAGGATTATCATATATATTACCTACAACTTCAATCATATTGCTTTCTGTTTCATCACAATATAGAGTGCCTTTTCCAAAACCAAATCCACAATGTAGTATCCACCATTCAACTGTTAATGTACTCTCATATCCCATAATTTTTAAAATATCACCTTCAAAAATCTTATGTCCCCTATTATCTACCATTCCTATATATTGTCCTAATGTATCAGGATTTACTTTTGTATACATTAAATCTTGTGGCATATTCCAGTCAGCAAAACCATCAAAAAATATAAAATGGTCTACATCTTCTTTTTTAAGCTCATCACAAATTGGACAAAGCATTCTTTTTTGGTGTCTTACATAATAACCTTCAACCCATTGGTTATTATCAAGCCTTTTTGCTCTGAATAAAATTTCTCTCACTTCTCATTCAACTCCAATCTTTGAACCCATCTATCTAACTTTTTCTCTTTTATATCAGCTTTTTCTTTGTTAATAAAAATTGTGCTGTTTATAGTTAAACTCAACTTAAGAACATCTACACACAACTCTAAATCAGCTATCTCCTCTGCTATATTTTTTAAACACATATAATCAGTATTCGGTGTATAATTTGTTCCACTATATGCTCTCCTCAACTTTAATGCCGCTTGAGCAAGCTCTGTGGCTTCCTCAGCAGCAGCTGCCAAAAGTTCCTCTTTTCCAAGTTTAATTGCAATAAAATTCATTTTCTCTTGTTTATCCATTATTTCTTCTCCTTAAAACGGTAAACCCTCATCTTCAATACTTTCATCTATTGGGTAAAAGTCTGCCTGTATATTTTCGGCTTTAGATGTACTTTGAGTATTTTTATTGCTTTCAGCAAAGTACTGCTCTTCAACTACTACATCTGTAGACCATCTTTTCTGTCCATTTTGGTCATTCCAAGAACTGACTTGAAGTCTACCAACAATGCTTATAAGTTGTCCTTTTTTCAAATATTTCTCTGCAAACTCTCCAAGTTTCCCAAAGGCAACACAGTTTATAAAGTCCACCTCTGGCTCTCCTTGATGTTTAAATCTTCTGTTTACAGCAAGTGTATATTTTGCCACAGCAAGAGGCTCTGGACCTTTTGAATATCTTACTTCCGGCTCTTTTGTAAGCCTACCCATTAATAAAACTTTATTCATTAAAACCACCTTTCCAATCATCACATAAGACCATTTGCTCTGTCTTGTTCATACTCAAATCTATAACAATCCTCTATTGTTTCTATGCCTCTTTTGGCAAAATTAGAAAAAATACCGTTTATGTAGTTTATATTCAAGCAATTAGCCTTTTGTGCCTGTTCAAAAGCATACTCAAGCATATTTTTATAGTTCTCATCAATACCACCTGTAATACCTTTTATTCTTCTAAACACATACTCAATATCAGGTGCTGAAGGATTTCTCCCAAAATATCTTAAAAACAAATATCTTGAAAAACTGAACACCTGACTTTTTATATCCTCTGGTATATATATATTTAATATATTATTATTTTCTACGCACACGCCCGTATCATCATCATGACCATAAATAATATTTGTTTCGTTTTGTATAGTATTGTTTTGTTTATTAATGGTATGTGTTTGTGTATCTCCTTGTGTATGTGTCTGTGTATCTGTTTGTGTATGTGTTTGTGTATCTGTTTGTGTATGTGTTTGTGTATGTTTAAAAGACACAAGAGAATTTATTTTATACACAGCTGATTGATTTCCACCTCTACTTGAGAACTCAATAAGACCTGCTTGCTTTAAACTATTTCTGGCATTAATTATGGCTTGCTTTTTCAAGCCTGTCTTAATTTCAAGCACCACGATAGCTACTGTAAAACTTTCTTGCCACCCTGTCTTATTAGCTATATGCATTAATGCGTGCCATAAAGCAATACTACCGGTAGACAACTTATTTACCTCGAGCCAATCGTAAAACGCTTTAATTTCCAAGATATAATTCAATGCCCTATACCTCCTTAATATTCAATTTTTTTGTTATAAAAAGGGGTATTTAAACCCCTTCTATATAACTAATAATAAATTTTAAAAAGTCCAAAAAAGTCCCAATATAAAAATCAGTTATTAAAAAAATCATCTTCTATAAAATCATTTGTGCCTACTTCATATGATATTTCTTCTTGAATAGGTTCGTTTATAGATTCATTTGTATTTTCATATTGTTCAGGCAACATATTTTCATCTTTATTATCTACAAACTCAACTTGTCCATTTTCATTTATTACACCCATATCATTTTCAAATGCTGTCTGAAGTTCTGTACTCATAATTCCCCACTTGCTTATAAGCTGACGTAACATAGTTTTACAAGCCATTCCGTCAAAGTCTTTGTACCAAAATGATGAATACAACCACATATCTTTTTCAGAAACTTTTCCAGCTAAATAATCTTCAAAAGAAACTTTAGCATATTTTCCGTTAGTGGCTTCCAAATTAAATGAAGGACTATATTTATCAGCGTGTTTTAGCATTTTATTTTTTGACCAATACATAGCCTTTGTAAATCCATTAAGATATTCAAAAAAAGCATAATACCCTACTGTTGGAGCATTTTCTCTTTCTTCCTCATCTTCAATAATTCTTACTTCTATTTCTTCAGTTAATGGGTCATAATTTATAACTTCTCCGAATTTTAAAGGAAGAACATTTATTTTCTTATAATACCCTGACCTTATAGCAAGCTGTATATATCCTTTATACCCTATTTGGAATGTAGCTACTTTACAATTACGCTTTTTATCATTGAATGGTACAAGATAATATTGTCCTAACTGTGGTGAAGGACTTAAATTAAGGCTTTCACCAAGTAATGCAGCTGATAATATAGTACCTGCATCACATTCCTGTAACATTGGATTTACTGCAACAGCACTTGATACAGCAACAACAAATCTTTTTGCCCTGTTCGGTTCGCCTAATGTTTTATTTATAAGATTTTTATATGCATTACTTTGAATTGCTACACTAAATTTAGGTTGACTTTGTTTTTTCTTTTCTACAATACTGTTATCTACTGCCATAATAATTCACCTCTTATTTAATTTTTCCATACTTTATACCATTACTAATAAGAAATTCTTTAAGAGCTTTAAACTGTTTAGGAGTGGCAAAAACTCTAAATTCAATAGCCATAAGTTTTAATTCTTCACGTTCTTGAATAACATCTTTTTTAACATTTGATGTATTTTCAAGTTCTTTTTGCTTATTACTAAACTCTATAAGTCTTTTATTTTCAGCAATAACCTTATTTATATCAAGTGTTTGAAAATATATATCTGTTATTTGTGCTTTAAACTCTGTATTTAAGCTATCAATAAAAGATAAAGCACTTCTTGCATTAACAACAATACTTTCAATTTCTAAAGCTATATCAGACATTTTATATGTAGCATTAAGCCACTTATTGTTAAATATACTTTTAAGAGGTATAAGCTCTTTAAATTCTTCTATATTGTCACAATAAACAACTTCTATATCTTTTCTTTTAGACTCTTTCTTAATATTTTCAAACTCTTTTATCTGTACATCTATTGCTTTTATAGGTTTATCAACCATTTCTATAAGTTCATTTATATTAGTTTCAAATTCAATGTATGGTGCAAGACATAAATTTTTAACTTCTTTTCTTTTGCTATCAAGAGCTGATTTTAATTTATTAAGTTTTGCTCTATCAGCTTTAGCTTCTTTTATACCCTCTTCAGTAACAACAATATTGTTATACTTTTCAAGACTCATTGATAATTCAGCTTTTATATCTTCGTGATTATACTCTATTGAACTTGGAAAACTATGTTCCATATCAGTTTTCATTATAATTTCCATAAAATCCTCCTATATATCCGGAAGTATAAGAGAAGGTCTTTTATCCTTCTCTACACAATCCCAAAATTCTAATTCTTTATTAAATATAAAATTAATATCATCTATAACATCTTTACGCTCTATAAAATAATGTCGCACATCTATTTTATTTTTGTCATACCAGTACTTTAATTGAGCCTTTACAACAGCAAATTCCCAACCAGTAGCCAAAAGCTGATGTATAACTTGTATATAATATGTATCAGGTATTCTATTATCCCACCAAGCAATTTGAGCAGAACTACTTATAAAAGATGTTTTTATCTCTAAAATTCCTTTTCGCCCTGTTTCTTTTTCAATTAAATCACCGTCAAGGGTAGCAAATATAAAAGGTTTATTCTTTATATTCGCCTTCATACCAAACTCATCATAATTTACTATATACTCCGGAAAATCCAATTTAAAAAGCTCTCTTAAAAACTTTTCACTTTCTTTTCCATATTTGACAAACTCATTTTCTGAAATATCTTCAGGTTCACGTCTTCCTGTTTTTTCTTCCCAAAGCTGAACATTGGTTTTCCATTTACTAACACCTATCACAGCTGCTGCATCACTTCCACCAATGCCACTATTTCTTTTCTTTAACCACTCTAATTTTTCAATTTCTCCCATTGACAACACCGTATTTTTCATATAACATTAAATTGAGTTATTTGATGTGTTTCCCTTTTGGAATTGCCGTTCCTTGGGGGATTTTTTATTTAAAATATGTATCCTGATAAAAATGCTATTACAATAGCTTCAGCACATACAATAATAAATAATATAAGACAAGTACTTTCAAGCTCTTTGTATTTTGCAATGTCTTTTCTTCTGGCTTTTCTAAGAACATTAATTTCATTGATTAACCCTAAATCCCTATCCATCGTAAAATCTGTTTTAACCTGATAAATATCATCTTCCACATCAGAAACCCTTTTTTCTAGCTCAAGCCACCATTTTCCATATTCTTTCATAGATTTTAAAATCTCATCAACTTGTACTAAAATTCGCTTTTTCTCTTTTCTTATTCTTTTAACACTCATTGATTTATACCTCTCCCTCTGTATTACTTATAAGTTCATCTAAGTCACCTGATACTGCAAGATTAATAATTTTAATCATATTGTTTTTAAACCTTTGAACTCCCTCTTCATTTGTTCTTAGTTTTACATATGACAATAACTCATAGCTTAATATAGCTAATGCAGCTAAAAGTTCTGCTGTACTTTTGATGTTTATATTTACATCACCATTATTTTCATCAAAATGGAATTTAATCATTTACATCACTCCTAATATTGTAAAATTCCTGCATTTTCTTCAAGTTTGGCACATTTACCTAATGCACCCTTATTTTCTCTACCTAATCTTTGATACCTGTAAGCATAAACACATATTTCTTCAAATTCACATTTGTAACACTCACATTTTCGGTCTTCATTTTTATAAGTTTCTTTCAAATTTATCACCCTCTTTACATTTATTCTTCTATTCCCAATCTTTCAAAAAATTTCTTTCGAGGAACTTTTCCACGTACGGTTATATAACCTTGGCTTTTTAGCTCTGCATTAATTTTACTTATTAACTTGTATGCCATTCCCCTAGATGTTCTTGTTATTTCCATAACATCATCAACTGTTAATAAAGTTGGGTATTTCATATTTTCACCCCCTCTCTAAATTAATTTATTTTTATTCAAACAGCTCCCACCATTCAATATTTAATACTTTTGCAATTTTCTTTGCATTATCAACTGATATTTTTCTATTTTTACAAGAATATTTTTGAATTGTAGAAATTCCTATACCAGTAAGTTTACTTAACCTTTGAGCTGTTATATTTTGTTCTTTCAATATTTTGTTTAATTCCATACTTTACCCCCTATATATTGTTATTTTTCACTTTTTGTGATATAATTTTCTCATTAAATGTGAAAGGAGGATGTTTATATGAATATGATACCTGTAAATTCTTCTAATATATCAAAAATAGGATATGAAAATGGAACATTATATGTTGAATTTAAAACTAGAAGTCTTTATGCTTATAATAATGTTCCAATAGAAGTTTATAATGCTCTTATGTCAGCATCATCTCATGGTAAATACTTGGCATCTCATATTAAAGGTCTATATAGCTATCAAAAATTATACTAATCTATAACGATTAGTATTATAGCAGGACCATTAACTTCAACATTTACATCTTTGTAAGGTTCTGCTATATGCTTTTCAACACCTTCTCGTCTATACAACTCCTCAATCAATTCATAAGTTGTATATTCATCTATAGTTTTTCTGATTATTTTTTCCACACTCTCACCCCCTTACTGTTGGTAACTTAATGTTGATTTGTTGATATAATCTTAATTACTATTCATTTACTAAAGTTAAATTTTTAGCTAAGTTTACACCTGCTGTTATTCCCAATAAAAATACTTTTTCTATCTTTTGTTCATCTGGTAAATCTTTTAGAATTATTGATAATGTTTCAACATCTTTTTTTAATTCTTCAGTCATAAATATTACCTCCTTAAAAAATTACACTTTAATCAGTTTTACAAACATTTTTATTTATTTTTTGTTTGTTAAGCATATATTAGCATATTAATTTTAGCTTGTCAAGCGTATATTTTTTAATAATTTAATATTATTTATATCTAAAATACGCTTGACAAACATTTTTGAATAATTTATCATAGTACACAAGGAGGTGAATATATAA